AAAAAAAAGAAAAAACATGCCAACATTCAGAAACCCCCCGACCGTGTAATTCTTACATCATCCAAAAACATGAATCATTGTGCGAGGTAAGGTACAGGGGGAGAGGGGGAGGTATAGAGCTAAACCCTTGCAACGCAAGGACTTAGCATGGAATCCCTTTGTGCTACCTTGGTTGCCATCTATGTGACAATCTGGTTGCAATAAAGTTGAGACGTGGTGAGCGAATTTAGGGGCTGACTAGGTGGTGCCACAATAAGTTTCAAAACGAAAAAAGCCTAGCCCTATTTCTAAGGCTAGGCTATTTACTACCGGACTAAATCGAAACTTAGTCCTTTGCGAGAGCCAAGAACATATCCAGATAAGCCGGATTGTCCTTGACCTTCTTTGCCACTGCGTCCTCATCCAACTTGAGTGCAGCAGCAATACGCTTGATGGTACGTGCAAGCGTCTTTTCCGGTCCAGCCAACGAATCAACGATGAAGCTCTTCGCGCGAGTGCGAATGTCATCGTTGTACGCAGTCACGGCAAACTTCGCCAGTTCGACTGCACTGCCACCGAACAATGCAAGCGCACCGTCCAGTGGATTGTCGGCATTCTCCGCCAACTTGAAAAGAATGGCAGTCACTTCGCCAGACTTTTCGGTTTCCTTGTCGCTGGCAACAATCGTCGCCGTCTCCGCGATAAGGTTCGAGTCAGAAACCGTCTTCTGCTCGAATGCGCCAAGGGTCGAGTGGTTATCGTACTTCGTAGCAACGCGCGGCATAATTTATCTCCGGGTGTCTCTCTGTCGGGGGCCAGGACCATCCTGCCCGTGACAACTACATTATACCAAAGTGACACCGCCTAGTCAACCCCTAAATTCGTCCCCCCTCACTTTTCTTGCATGGCACGACCGCTGGCATGTCGCCAGCGGCCATGTCTTGCGAGTGAGAGTATTGAATTCGGGATTCAATGTGTACGAGCTAGCAGAATTTAATCTGCGATTGACCCCAACTCAGTAGCAGTTAAACCTTTTCTCACCTTACTCCGCAAACGTCGCGTTTAGGTTTCTAGGTTTAATCGTGGCTCTAAACCATGCGATTAAGCTACCGTATTTCGGCCCTAGCTCCGCCCAATTACAGGCGCAAATATTTAGTTGTCAAAGATTCCTACTGGCTAGTTTCGCGGCGCCAGTGATTCCCGCTTGCGATTTACTGATTATCCACGGATTCGATTCCCGTGTCAACCGTTTTCTTTTCGGCCCGCGCAGCTCGCGTTTCGCGTTCGCGCCGTCCGTCAATGAAACCGATTATCGCCGAACCCGCTTCGCTTGTCAACCCCCTTTTTTCGTTTCGCGTCCGGCCCGATTGCCGTTCGCCCCGTGTCAATGAAACCGATTGTCTCATGGGCCGATTCTAAAATCCACTATACCAAGGTCTAAATAACTTTCGATAGTCCCCCGCGTATCGCGGGAAGAGGAACCCGTGCGCGCGTATAGCAGGAACCATACCAAACCACTTTGGTCTTACCACTTTAATTGGTATGACCACATTGGTATGACCACTTGGATTGGTCAGACCACTTTGGGCGCCCAATTGCCCAGGGCAAAGAACTTTATCGGATAAAGTAATTTGCCAAATAATGGGGGTCCCCTTTATCCCGTCAAGTACTTTGCCGCGCCAAGTATTTTTCGCGCCCTTTATCCCGCCAAGTACTTTTTTACACTCCCAATTCTTTAAAGGGCGAAGGACTTTGTCGGGCCAAGTAATTCTAGGGTTAATAATGCAAAGTACTTTGTGGGATAAAGCGGCGGTGTAAAAGTGCTTGATTGGACAAACTCCTTTATCCCGTAAAGAACTTTGGCGCGTAAAAATTTCTGAGATGTCTGATTTATGTGCAAACACAAAAAAGCCCCACCGTTTCCGGTGAGGCTCTTTGCTTCAGATTGTTGCGCGATACCGTGGGTGATGCACCGTGAACGTATCGCCCTGTTCGTCGATGTTGCATTCGAACACGAAGCAGGTATCCGTCTTGCCCTGTTCCCCACGCAACCAATCCGCGTGGTCCTTCGCCTCGTTCAGTGTCGAGTACGGGATTGGGTCAACCATCAGGCACTCGTGACCGCGAAACACGTACACAATGTGATGGGATTCACGAACGATGTTCAACGCCTCACTGTAGTGCGCTGCACCACAGCCGCAGATATACATCTGCCGATTCTCAGACCACTCGTATGCATGGATATGCATTGTATCCTCCAAAAGATTGGGGCACCGAAGTGCCCCGTTCTGTTTACCAACGGTAGTTCGTGCCGGGTTCGTAGAAGTCCATCATCCCGCCGTCAATCACGCGCAACCAACCCTCGGGCGTGACCATCACATTCCCGCAGTGTAAATCTTGGTGACGGATTCCGTAGTAGTGCAGGATGTCGCGAATCTCGAAAAGGTACATGTCCACTTGCGAGTAATCAACGAAGCCGTCTTCGTCCTTGAGGTACTCGTAAAGCGTAGTACCTTGGATTCGTTCAAGGGCGATGATTCCCTCGGCACCGTAGTCCGCTTCACGAATCAGAACGGCACGAGGAAACACGCCACCCATACGCGCGTTTGCTTCGTTCAGGTTGTTCACTTCGTCCTGCGAGACGGAACCCACCTTGTACACAACGTCGCCGTATGCGTACACTTGGCCGTAGCATCCACCGCCGAGCCGTTCCCCTTGCGATTCAATCTCATCAAGGGTAATCGAGAAATCAACGTTCAACATATCACCTATTCCTTTCGTTGGTTAGTAGGATATCCTTCGATAGCATCTCGACCCGCCCATTGGGTTTTACCGCTTGTTGTTCAACTCATCCCAAACCATCAGCCGCAGATAGTTCGAGCCATACTGCGCGCACAGTCGAGCCGTTGCATCGGTGCAATTGTGCGCGTAGATTCGACCGTGCTTTGACGTGCCGTCTTCGAATTCAAAGACGTAACCAAAGCCCAGACGCATCGGGTTGTAGTCTGTGAGACTGGTACGCGGCCTAGCCAAAGATGGCCGCCAGTCTGAAAACGTGAGCATACATAGCTTCGTTTTCCTTGCGGATTGCATTCAGAAGCTGATTCCGTCGCCATGCTTTGTGTGCCCGCTTCAGTTCCCGCTTCTTCCTGCGTCGTTCGCGTTCGGCCCACTTCGCGAAACGTGCTTCATGGCAGAGCGCATAATACGTGTCTCGATTCATAATCACCTATCCTTTCGAAAGATAGGCAAGTCGAGACGCTATCGAAAGATATCCCGTTTAGGGTATCTCGTTTATTCCGTTGTCAAAGAGCGCCCGGCACCGTTTGCTGCTCGCGTCGCCGAACGAGCTACAGATTATCAGAACCACAGCCACCGTCTACCTAGACCAAGGTCTAGTCCATTCTGCCCCAATAACTTTGGTTAGCCTCACGTCCCGCGATAGCAGGGGAACCCGCGCATTGCGCACGCGTAGCAAAACGTGTGCCAAAATTTCCCGTTAATTTTATAACGGCGTTTTCAACAGGATATCCACAGCTTTTCAACAGTTTTCCACAGGTTTTCAACAGGCCTAGGACGCGCTAGGACGCGCTACAGGGCACGTTCGCTTCGCGCCTTGGTCTACCTATTGCCCCTGTCTCTAACGTGCCTTATACGCGAAATCCCATTCTAGGCAGACTTTTCAGTATAAGCAAAACTTTGATACCCAAAGATAGGGAATCGGGCAGAGTATCGGCCGACGTCCAGACCACGCGCGAATACCTAGACATCTAGGTATCGCGAGCATCGGCCGACCCAATGCGTGTTATAACACGTATGTTATAACGAATGTCGAGCGCTGAACCATGTGATAACAAATGTCCATTGCTGTACAGAAAAAACAATCGACCCCCATGCCCCGTCCGGGCGGGTCCCTCCACGCTAAAGTTCACGGCGCTTGACCGCACGCAACATATAGAATATACTGGGTCCCATATTTCCATATTAATGGGTCCCATAGAATAAGAGTACCAATAAAGTATTGTGGCACCTGAAAATACCTCTTGACTGATTTACCGTGCTATGCTACAATCACCCTGTACACCCCCTACCCTATGCACACGGTGCCACATGAACTTTTTGAAGCCTGAGACGGCAGCGCGCAACCTTTCATCCGAAAGGAACTATCTCGCGCGCATTGGTCTATCTGATGACCAGATTGACACCGAACTTCAAAATTCAGAGGAAATATCACAAACTCTGATTGTTGAAGAGAAGGTTTCGATTGGCCGTCGTGGCGGAGCCATACCTGAGGAAATCAAAGAGCAATGCGCGGTTCTTTCAGCGCACGATATTCCGCAAAAGGATATCGCTCAACTCTTCGGCATTTCTGATTCCTCGGTATCCAACTTCGCAAACGGCAAAGACAACAATCGACACCAGGATTCGAACCTAGAGTCCGCAATTCAAACCGAGCGCGAAACAATCGAGCGCACCGCGCTTGAAAAAACCATGATGACTCTTGGCTTGATTGAAGCTGAAGACGTCATGATGTTGGGTGCCAAAGACAAATCAATCGTTGCGCAGAACCTAAGTAAAGTCGCAGCGAACATGCAGTCCAAGGCAACAACCAACGACAATCGCGTGCAGATGATTATCCACGCGCCACAAGTTCGTGCTGACTATCACTATCAAGAAATTGAAGTGAACAGTTAGCACAAAGACGTTGTACATGTCTCCCATGCACAACACACGGTAGCCACTCTTGGTTTAGGGGAATGACTGAAAACCATTCCCCTCTTTTTGCATAAATGGAAACCAGCGAAACAGTAGAGTGGAGTCCGACGCGCAAGCAAGAAGTATTCCTAACCTTGCCCGATTCAATCTTTGAAGCACTATACGGAGGTGCTGCGGGTGGTGGGAAGACTGAAGCCTTATACATGTTACCGCTCGTTAGAGGATGGCACCATGAGCCGAAGTATAAGGGTATTATATTACGACGTAGTTTCCCGGAACTCGAACGAGAAATCATCATTAGAAGCAAACAATGGTATCTCTCAACAGGCGCCAAGTGGAACGAAACTAAAAGATTCTACACCTTCCCCAGCGGTGCCGTCCAAATGTTCGGGCACTGCGAACACGAAAAAGACATAACGAAGTACGACGGCGTTGAGTATAACTATGCCGGATGGGACGAGCTTACCCACTTCACAGAGTATCAATACCTTTATCTTACAGCATCTCGCGTCCGGTCGTCGTCATCTAAGCTCCCAGCCATTGTCCGTGCTGGTTCAAATCCAGGTAATGTTGGGCATAAATGGGTACGCACGAGATTCGTTGACCCTGCACATTCTGGCCTTAAGGTTCTCGTCGATAAGCGCACAGGATTGAAAAGAATCTTCATTCCAGCGTTCGTGCAAGATAATAAGTATCTGATGGATAACGACCCCATCTATCTTGCAAAGCTGGAGCTTTTGCCTACTGAGGCTGAACGAAGGGCAAAGAAGTATGGCGATTGGTTCACCTTCGAAGGGCAGGTCTTTGACTTTCGCCTCGAGCCCTTACCAGATGAACCTGATAACGCACGTCACGTTATTGAACCTTTTGAAATTCCATCCTGGTGGCCCCGTATTGCAGCAATCGACTGGGGATTTGCTGCTAATGTATGGATTGGTTGGGCAGCTATTGCTCCCGATGGACGAGTGTATTTATACCGAGAATACTGCAAGAAGCGTCAACTTATTTCCACTTGGGCAGCTGAATTCGCACGATTGAGTCAATATGAGAAGCTTGAGACGGTTGCTTTGGACCCTTCTGCATGGCAACAGCGCGGAATGGAAACCATTGAGCAGCAGTTCACCCAACATTCTGGATTCGTACCTGAGCGCGCTCAGAATGATAGGATTGGTGGAAAACTACTGCTACACGATTACCTTCGATGGACACCTAAGCCTAAAGCGCGAGATGTTGTCGGAACTTTTGACGCAGAACTTGCACAGAAAATCCTACGAAACTATGGTAAGGCTAAGTACGATGAATACGTCAAGTTTTTCGAAGAAGAACCAGACGAGCTAAATCTTCCCAAACTTCAAATCTTTAATCACTGTCAAGAGATAATTGATTGTATTCCTGATTGCGTAGCGGACCCAAACAATCCAGAAGACGTAGCAGAATTCCCAGGTGATGACCCATATGACGGATGCCGATATCTTCTTCAGGCGATTACTCGATTCAAAGAGAAAGCCGGTTGGCAGCAGCAGAATTTCATGGCAGCAGAGAAAGTTAATCAACTCTATCAGCAGGGTATTCAGATGAGAGATTTAACTTCATTTTACATTCAAGCGCCCAACATCAATAGAAAGACCTCAACACCATTTGCCGTTCGGGGCAGGAGGCGAAGGTAGATGACATTTTGGGAATGGCTAGCTTCACCAAGGTATACAAAACTGGAACAAGAACAAGCAAAGAGAATTGATTATCTAGAAATCGAATTGCATCGGGAGCGAGAGAATTACCGGGAACTGATGGAGCGTATTGCGTTTCCTAAAGAGCCATCATATCCTATTGCTCCATCAGGCCCATTCCAGTCCGTGCCCGAAACAAATAAGGTACAGGCTGAAGCCCGTAGACTTTCTCAGCTTTCCAAAGCTCGGCTTCAAGAGCAGATAGCCGAAATGGAAAGACGAGCAGCGTCCATCTCTTCGAGAGATGAGAAACTTTCGCGAGAAGCAAATGAAACAGCGCCCGAGGGTTCAAAACAAGAAGCAGAAGCCTAAGGGCAAAGGAAACTTCTCTAAGATTGCGTTTCAGAAGATGCCACTCGATTCAATGATTGGTCCAAAGGCCAAAAAGAAATTGAATCAAGGTGGCATGTTGACGAAAAGGGGTCAATAATGGGCAAGTCGGCATTCGATTTCGATGACATTCAGGCAGCAGAGAACCGGCGCAAAGAGGTTGCGGTTCGTGCTGGAGCGTCACCGCGCGCGGAACGGTATGCAGATTCTCCGCTAAAGAAGATTATGCGGGAATACTTCGAT